CGCGGCGCCAGCTGCTGGGGCGGGCTTTGGGTCCTCGGCGGCGGGAGCAGCCGGCGTCGGGTCAGCAGCTGGCGCCGCGGCAGGGTCGACAACCGCGGGCTCTGCGCCCTCGTCCTCGCCATCGTCGCCCGCGGCGAGCTCCTCAGCTTCTTCCTGCTCCTGCTCGATCAGACCCTCGCGCTCCTCGGGGGTCAGAAGCTCGAGCTCGGCTTCGGTGTAGTGTTTGGACGTTTCCGGTCCAGCCATAGATCATCCTCGTTTAGACGTTCGCCGGCACGCCCGCCGGCGGAGTGGGTGGGCGTGAAAGCCCGGGGGCAACTTGGGGCTGCATAGGCGCGGCCTGCGGCGGCGCCTTGAGGCCAATACCAGGGCGGTCGCTCATGGCGACGAACCCGCTCTCGGCCAGGATGTGGTCGGCGACGTGCGCGGAGGCGGGCATGGTCAGGGCCTCGGTCGCGGCGTTGAGCGCGGAGCTCTGCGAAGTGACGCGGGCACCAACGGTCTGCGCCTCGATCTGCTCGGACTGCTTTTCGATCTTGACCGCTTCGGCAACGAGCTTGCGCAACGTCGCCATGGCGGTCGCTTCGCCGAGCTGCTGCTGCTTCTGCACCGCCTGGGCCTTGGCCACTTCTTCCGGCGTCAGCTCCTCGGCGTCCGGGTCGCGCTGACCCGTGATCTGGCGGATGCGCTTCACCAGTTCGTCGCGATGGCTGATGTCCATGTCCTCCACGACCAGGTCGAGGATCTGCAGCGACACTTCGGGCGGGAACCGGGAGAGCGTTTCGAGCAGCTGATCGACGGACGCCTGGCGTAGGGTGGCGCGCCAGTCCTGCTCGTCGATGATGAAATCCGCCTTGGTGCGGATAATGTCGTTCTCGGGCAGGCCGTCGTTCACCTCGATATACTCGGGTGCGCCGCGCATGTTGGTGATGCGGAACGCTTTCCGCTCGTCCACGAACTGCTCGACCATGCTCAGCTGCTTTTCGCCGTGCACTTGCTTGGCGAACCGGTAGTTGTCGAAGTAGCCCAGCGTCGCGAGCGAGCCCTGATCCTGCCGGCGCTCGATCGCGATGCCGGACACGGCATTGGTTTTCCGGCCGAGGTTCTCGTCGGTCACGCCGGACGTGGACTGGATCAGCTGAATTGACCGACCCATGAGCTCGACATGCCACTGCGCGAGGTCGCGATCCGCGTTGAGCTCAAGCTCCTTGCCGGGCTTCTTCTCGATGATGGCGTCGGGTCGGGCGGCCTCCTGGCGCAACTCCTCGATGTCATCGACTGCACCCTCGTCCATGACGATCTTGTTGGTGGAGAGGATGAACAGCGCCTTGCTGGCGCGCTTGTTCACGTCGACCTGCATCCCCTTGAGGCCACGGATCAGGCCATAGGGGAGCCCGTCGCGGCCGCGGCGCTTGCCCCACACAGCGGTGAAGGGGAAGCGGTTGTGGCGATAGGGCGACGCGCCGAAGTAGAGCATGCCCTTGACGGTGAAGATGCCGACATAGACCCGCATCGACATACGCTCGACGATCTCGGCCTCGCCGCTCTCGACCGACTCGACGTGGCCGGCTGAGTACGGATCGTAGAGCTCGCGATCGAAGGCGCCGCCTTTGATACGCTGGATCTTGGTGGGGATCTTCACCCAGCCTTCGATGAGGCGAACGCGCCGGCGCTGATACCCCGATACGTTGTCGATGACACGGCCGGAGGTGTTCTGCTCGAGCTCGATCTCCTTCTGGTCCATCGCTTCGTCGCCGAACGAGTCGAGCGACATGAAGTCGTCGCCCTCGTCGGCGCTCATCTCGATCAGACGAGAACGTTTAGGGAACATCGCGCAAGCGATGTCGAGATCGACCCACTTCGAGCGGAAGATATAGCGACCGTCCTCGACGTCGCGGGCGCCGGACATGCTGTCGTGCAGCATGTGGCGCCAGCTCTCGTACCGATGCGTGATCGGCTCCCGCTCCGAGTCGGTGTCGAGGCTGTCCTCGAGCCACCCTAGCCCGACCTTCACCGCATCGCCGAAAGCGTCACTGTCGTGGAACGGGCTGCGATTGACGTCGGCCAGGTACTTGAGCAGCTGCGTCTTGCGCTCGGCGGGCTTACTGGCCTCTTTGCGCCGCGGCAGCACCTTGAAATCGGTGCGGGTGCGCTTCTCGGTGCCGAGCACCCAGTCGACACTCGCGGAAATGACGTTGTAGACCAGCGGCAGCTGTCCGCGCGCTTCAAGCTCGGCGGCGTCGTCCTCGCTCCACTGGATGTTGTCGTAGAAGTCCTCGTCCTCCGCCATTTCACGGCGGTTGGGACCCTGGCGTTCGAGCTCGCGGGTGTAGCTGTCCAGCATCATGCCGTGCATGCGGCGCATCTGCTGGCTATCGAGCTGCGCCGGGGTGAGCGGCTTGGGCGCCGGCGTGTTGGGGATCGGCGAGCGGTACTTCTTCTTGCTTACCGAGCCGTCGTCGGCCGCCAGGTCAAACATCGCGCAGCTCCACGTCGAGCGTCTTGCCGGTGTCGCGATGCGTGATGCTCACGTCTGCGATGACGGCCTTCTGTTCGATCTGCTGGTAGGGGCGCATCGAAATGAGGTCGCCCAGATGGTCGTGGATGATCGAGGCGATGCGGATCAGCGTCCTCGGGTCATCATCGAGCCGGAGCACGCGGGCGAACTCGCGGGCAGCGAACGCGCTGCGCCGGCCGTCGCCCACGTCCTCCGACCAGATCCAGCAATCCTCGAGGGGGATGGCACACGGAACGAGATCTTCGCTGTACTCATCGCCCGAGCGAATGAGCACCATGCACGGCTGAAAATCGCCGTCCTTGCCGATCCACGTGCCGATGACGGTGACATTGCCGTGCCGCTGCGTCCACGCGCTTTGGCGTAGGTCGAGCTCAACAGACATCAGCGATCCTCGACGGATTCGAGATCGCCCCGGCGAGGCGGACAATGCCTGCAAAGTCCCCGCTATGCAATTGGCTCACCAATGCCCTCCTAAGCGACAGTGCCGCGAACAGCGGCGCGTTTGGGTTTCTTGAGGCCGGTACGACCATTGAAGATGTGCCGGATCTGGGCGTGCTGGCGCAGCGCATCGGGGCAATGCTGGTGACCGTTCTTGAGCACGATCGAGCTCCACAGCCCCATCCGCTCGTTCCAGGTCTTGGAGTAGCCATCGAGGTGCAACAGGCCCTCGGCGCAGCCTTCTTCGTCGAACCGGTAGAACGACATGGCGGCGCGCAAATCCTCGATGCCGCCCTCGGCAAGATCGGGGGTGCGCGGCACGACATCGACATGGGGGACGTTCAGCCCCTCGATCATGTCCTTGGAGGTGCGCAGATGCTCGGCGCCTGGCGCGCGCTGGTTGGCGTCGTGCGGCAGCCAGGTCTGCCCCCAGATCATGCCGAGAGGCGTGCCCCACTCGACGATCATGCGGATCATGAAGGCGTAGGCCTCGCCGCTCGATTCGAAGAAGCGCAGCCAGTTCATCCACGGGCCATCCTCCTGACCCGCCCACACAGCATTGTCATCGCTGCGGCCGATATCCCAGAAGAAGTGCACCGGCCGATCCTGGTAGAACGGCAGCTTCATGATGCGGCCTTCACGCCGCACCCGCGCCATCTGCTGGCCGAGCCACAGCCCGTCCATCGAGACTTCGAAGCACTCCTCGAGGATCGAGGGGTACTGGGACTTCATCCGCTCCCAGTCGCCGTTGAAGTCCTCGTCGCGCTTAGTCACGTACCAGGCGCGTTTCCTGAGGCTGAGCTCGCGACCGATCTCGGCTTCGATGCGGTTGAAGTAGGCGATGTCGGTCGAGTTGATGATGACGTCGGTGGGGTCGGTCTCGTACTCCTCGGCGTCCCACCACGAGGCGAAATGCAGCCGGTACTGCATCTTGCCGAGCATCTTGCCCATCTGCTGGTGCTGCTGCGCTCGCCGGCACATGTCGGGGAACATCCCCGAGGCGCTCTCGACGGTCGACTCGATGATGATGATGCCGTTCTGGTCGACGGACGGCAGCGCGCCGGTCTGGATTTCGCGCGCCTTCTCTGGGAACTTCTTCGAGATCTGCCCGAGCTCGGAGACGTGGAGCATTTGCAGCGTGCCGGAGCGCGTCGACACGGCCACGTAGATGCTCGAGTCGTTGTTGAACAGCAGCTCACTCTCGGTCTTTTTCTTGAGCGTGCGCATGTCCTTGATGACCTGCGGCAGGCGGTCGTAGGCGAACTTGATCTTGTTGCGGAAGATTTTCAGGACCGACGGCATGTCCTGGGCAATCACGGCCCCGGTCTGCGTCGAGTTGAATAGCGCCGTGTCGAGCATCCAAATCTGCACGACGGTGGAGAAGCCACGCTGCCGGGCCTTTGGGATGACGTTGCGGAACCAGATCTCGTTGAGGAACTTGGCCTGCACCTCGTTGGGCTGGAACAGGACCTCGCGACCCTCCTTGTCCTGGATCCAGTAGAGGTTGCGGATACGCCAGTGCGGGTCCTTCAGCTTTTCGAGCAGGTCGGCATCGGACAAGCCCTGCGGATTGGGCTTGGTGGGATCTGGCTCGGGGAACACCGGCGGCTCGCCCGCGGTCGGCGCCGGCTTCTTGGCAAACCAATCAACCTGCATCGTCGGGCTCCGGCGCCGGCAGCTGCGGCCTGATGGCGGTGCCCTCGAGCTGACGCGCCAGCTGGGCGAGCGGGCTGTCGGCCGGGATGTCGAGTTGCTTCATCTCCTTCCAGGCCTGCACGGCCTTGTGCTTGCCCAGCATCTCGATCCGCTTGGCGCGGTCGCTGAGCTTCACCTTGCGGACGATGCCGGGGACGAGATCGCCCATGTCGTCGACATTGGTGAACTCCTCGATGTCAATGCCGGCGACGAGACCGGTGCGAAAGATCATCGGCCACTGCTTGACGGGCAGCAGGTGACCGTTGTCGTCGAACAGGTCCGCGATGTCGGCCGTGAGCTCCTGGCTGAGCCGCAGCAACACCGCGTCGGCGTCCCAAGTCGCCCGCTGGGCGCGTTCCTTGATCTCGCGATCGATCAGCGCCTTGATCTCAGGTTTTCTCAGGTTCTCGTACGCGGCCTGGTGAGCGGTGTGCTCGCTGTAGCCGGCGCGGATTGCGGCCTGCGTCCCGTTGAAGTCGATGAGGTATTCCTTGACGAACATGGACTGCTTGAGCGTCAGCGGTTTCAGCGGCACGGGCCGGGATGGCGGCACGTGGGGAGATCGACGGCTCGGCGTTGGCCGACCTTCCTCGAACCCCTCGTCGAGGTGCTTGCGCCGGCGCTCCTCGTCGCCTTCGTCATCGTCGCGGCCGAAGGTGAAGTAGCGGTCGGCAACCTCACGGGCACGGCGCCGCTCGGTTTCCGTCGTCTCTCCGACCTTCTTTGGCTTCTTCGCGACGGGCTTCTTGGCCAAGGGTCACCGCCATGGCTTGCGCTTGTCGGCAAGGCCAGCCCAATCCGACGACAGAAGGTCCGGAGCCGCCAGCTCTGCCTGGTCACCTTCGGCAGCCCCCGACCTCGGCGGATCGGCGGGTGCTACGTCCGACGGCTCCGGGTCCCACTTGCAGCGAGGCATGCGGTTGGCATCGGTGCCGCACCGCCAAATTGCCTCGCCCTGCGGAGGCGTGAAGCCGAACGAAGCCCACTGCCCGCAGATGCAATAGTGGGTGTAGGCCGCCACCTCAGTCGCCGCCACGATTGGACCGCGCAAGCGAGATGACGACGACAATCACGCCGAGCAGCAGCACGCCAAAGGCGACTGCGAGGATGGCTGCAGCAGTGGGCATCAGCCCCTCCCCGCTGACCGGCGCTGACGCCATTTCCGGTGCGCACGCTCACCGCTGGCGCGGTTCTTGTGCTTTCTGGGCGTCCTGTCGCGATACATGTCGCGGATGCGGTCGGTCTCGCGCCGGCGTTCAACGTCGACCGCGGCCTGGCTGCGCTCGGGCGCTTGCTTCTGCGGCACCTGTGTCTCGGCTGGCTGAGCACTGGCGCGAGCAGACGGGTCGCTCACCATGGCTACGGCGCCCATGCCCATCAAGAGCGAGGCGGCGGCCAGTCCGATAAGGCCGCGCTTCAAGTGGAAACCTCCTGCAGCCGTGCCGCGGCGGCGAGGTATTCTTCTGCTTGCTTGCGTTTCTTCGCGGCCGCCTCGGTATTCTTCCGCATCTCCTCAGCGAGCTCGACATTGGTCGCGTCGCAGCTTTTTGCGCTCTCCTCGAGCGCTTCAGCGACGCCGATCAGCGCCTCTGACGGGGTGGCGTCCTTCTTCAGCCCATGAAGCATCGGCTTCAGTCCTCCCAGAGTTGTGGTTGGTTCTCGTCGAACTGCGGCAGCGGTGCTGTCTTGGTGGCGGCCGCTTCCACCATCAGGGCCCTGGCGCGGCCACCGCCGCGGGGCGTGTCGTCGTCATCGTCCTCAGACGGGTGCGCGGCCATGCCCAAGGCGGTCAGGTACAGCTCGAGCAGGGCTTCCTGCTCCATGCGCTCGGCGTGGTCCTGCTTGCGGATGGCGACGATCTTCCGAAGCACTTTCGTGTCGAAGCCGTTGCCCTTGGCCTCGGCGTAGATCTCCTTGATGTCGCCGGCGATCGCGGCCTTTTCCTCCTCGAGGCGTTCGATGCGCTCGATGAAGGCCTTGATCTGGTCCTGGGCGACGCTGTCGGGATTAACCGTTGCCATTGGCGGTCCTTGCGTTGGCATGGCCGTCCGGCCAGCGGGTTGAAGGCAGGAAGCGGCCAGTCTTCACGATGCTGTCGACGCCACGCTGTCCGTGGTTGGTACGGATCCAGCCCATCCACGGCTTCCACTCCTCGCGGTCCGGGGTGATGACGAAGTGGCCGTCGTTGTCGATCTCGGGCGCGCCGTCGAACTCGTCGAAGACGCGATTGTCGAGATAGCGGGCGAGCTTGGGCGTCTGGCGTTTCAGGTGGACCAGCGCACTGACGATGGTGGGAGCCAGCCGATGGGCCGTGCTCTGCGCTGGCGGGTCGAGCGACATGAAGCTCTCCTCGGCAACGCGCAGGTCACCGAGTTTTGCGGGGGGCCACCTGTGAACAAGTCCCTCGAAGAGAATTTTGGGGGAAGAAGGGGGTAAAGGTTCCTTACAGGTTAGTGTCCCAGAGCTGTGGGACACGGCACCCCCCAAATTTGAGACACGGCTCTCGGAGTTATCCCCAGTAACGTCCTCAGTTTGTTCACTGTTTTCCGTGTCTCCCGTTGGGACACGGTTCTCCTCGTCGTCCGTGTCCGCCGTTGGGACACGGCCCACAACATCTAGTGGCTCAAAGCCGACCTCGAACGCTAGGAAATAGCGGGTCGACTGTTGGCGCCTGGTGCGCTCGTCGAGGCGCGCTTCCCGGCGGATCAGGCCAAGGCGTTCGAGCTCTTCGAGGTGTCGGTTGACCGACGAGCGAGCGACTTCGCACCGGTCCGCGAGGTAGTGCTGGCTGGGGAAACACCCTGAGGCCGGGTTGTGGCAGTCGGCGAGGTTGGCGAGGAGCCGAAACGCAATCGGGGTGAGGCCTCGCTGCTGGAACGCCCAGTTGGTGGCGACGTGGCTCATGGCGCCACCAACGACGTAGCTGGACGCTTGCGATTGCGCCTGGCGCGCTGAGCGGACGCGCGCCGCCCCTCGGTGCGACTGCTGTAGATCTTGTGCCCGTGATGGCTTTGGTCCTGCGGGTGATAGACCGTCACCACGGTCTTACGATCGCCCGGCTTGGAAAATCCTAGGATGGCGGTGAAGGCGGCGGTGCGAGCGGTATGGGCACCTGCCACGATGGCCGCGACCACGACAGGTACGAGGATCATACGGCGAACGTCTTCGACGCTTTTGCCGACGGCATCGCAATGTGCCTCAGCTTCCTCCATCGCATCGGCGAAGGGGCCCGCCACTGGTGGCGCGCCGATGATGCGCTGCACGTAGCGCGTTACCGCGTGATACGTGATGCGCTTCAGCATCTCGCTGACGTCTGCGTCCATCGTGCGCCCGCTCTAGTCCGCTACCAGAGGGAGACAGTCACTTTCGGAGTGGCTGCGACCTTCGGCGGCGGCTCGTCTATGCCCCACAGCGTTGCCGGCGCGGATTTCCCGAGGCGCTCCAGCGCGTCGCTCATCACGAGGTAGAGGCGAGCGGGAAACCCCCGCGCGCGCCAATTGCTGATCATTTGGGGAGACTTTGCGGAGGTGAGGGTTTGTACCTTCTCCGTACCGCCAAGGGCCTCAATGACTTCATCTACCGTGCTGAGAACGTGCATCCTTCCTCGCGTGGTCCGCTCGCCCTGACGCGATGTAGCGGGAACGTAGTAAACAATTTGTTGTCACGCAATGCGTTGCCCGAATTTTATGGAAAGGGCCGCTGCCGTGTAACAAAATGTTGATATGCGTCACGACATCCCGGACACGAGCAACGAGGCGATCGGTAGCCGCCTGGCCGCCGTGCGCGATGCCCGTGGGCTAATGCAGGCCGAATTGGCGCGAACGCTGGACGTTTCACCGCAGCGCTGGGGAAGCTACGAGCGCGGCCGTTCCGTGCCCCCGCCCGAGATTTTGATGCGGTTCTGGCAGCTCACCGGCGCCACGTCCGACTACATCCTGTTCGGGTCTATGGCTGGCATGCCGCTGGAGCTGGTGACCCTGATCCAGCGCTTGGAAGCAGCCCGCGACCGGAAACCAGCCGCGAGCTGACCACCTTCAAGATTTGGGCGCGATTCGCCCCACTACGATCCCACCATTGCCGCCTGCTTGACGGTTGCCAGCTTCCTCGGCGAGGAAGCCTGCTTGCAATTCCCGCATGTAGCCGATGACGCGCCTCGCATCTTCGGGGTCTTCGGGAAGCATGCCACTCAGCTGCAATGCCTGACGCTTGAGCCACCTGGTCTTTGACGGCTTGGCGCGCCCCGCCACGGGCCTGTCGGTATTCACCCCCACAACTCCTTTTCCAGAAGCGCTCCGAACTGACTATCCCTCGAACCGCTGGCTATCAACAGATTGTTTTTCAGCCGATTGACGCGATAAACAGTTTGTTTATAGTGACCTCCTATTGTGAGTGCATCGCATGTAGCGAACCGCGCTTAGGGGGTAAGTGGCAATGGGGAAGAAGGCTCGCAATTTGAAGTATTGCGCCGTGGCGGGTGAAATCCTGACAGGCATCGCCGGCTTCATGATCATCGTTGTCATGCCGCTCGCAGTGTTGGTGCTGGTGTGACGGCGGACGAACAAATCCTAGTTGAGCGCGCAGCGCTCCAGCTTTTCGGCGTGCAGAGCCCCCTCCCTCATTTGCACGCCGTACTGCGCGGCCTTGGCCTCTCCCCGGCCGAGGCCGCGCCACTTTTCCCCGCGATCGAACAGCGCATCGCGGAAATGGCGGAGGGAAAGTTCGACCGGATTGCTGCGATGGCGGCGATCAACGACGAGCGCGCCGCGGTCGCGGCTCCTTCGCCTACATGGGAGGATCGGCAGCTCGATCTGCTGCGGTTTACCCTCGAGATCCCGGGCGGCGTCCAACATTGAGCGCCCCCGCCACTCCCTCGGACAATGACGTCGTTGCGGCAATGACCGCAGCGCGGCGCCTGCTGCGCAAGAACGCACCATTCTCGCGTGTCGAGGTGGTTGCGTTCATGGCGCTGACCGAGGCGTTTCCTGAGGCTCCGAGAGAGGACATCGCCAAGCAAATCGGCCTCGATCCCAACTGGGACCCGCGCTCGGCGATCGCAGCGGCCGAGAAAGCGCCATGGTTCGGAGAGGACCTGGTCAACAACATCGTCGGTGCGCTCGTCGCGCCCTTCTACGGGGTGCAGGCGAAGTGATGCATTGGGGCTCCAACCCGCTGGCCATACTCGATGGTCGCTGCACCATTCACATCGGCGATGTGATCGAGCGCCTTCGGGACTTTCCGGACGAGTCGGTGGACGTGGTCGTGTCGTCGCCTCCGTACTGGCTGGTCCGCGACTATGAGGCGGACGGCCAGCTCGGGCTCGAACCGACCCTGTCTCAGCACATCGCGAACCTGATCGAGGTGTTCGCCGAGCTTCGCCGCGTTCTAAAGCCTCACGGTAGCGTCTGGCTCAACTACGGCGACAGCTACGCCGCGGACGTCAACGGCAGGAATGCCAAGGCGACCAAGGACCGCGGCAACGACGATCGCAGCTTCCGCGACAAGCCAGCCTCGAGCGTCGGCAACGGCCCGCTGAGCGGAGACGTACTCTCCCGATCGTTTGCCGATGTCATCGACGCGAGCAAGGCGAAGGACCTGCTGCTGATCCCCAACATCCTCGCCTTGGCGCTCCGAGCGGCTGGTTGGTGGGTGCGATGCGAAATCGTTTGGGGCAAGTCCAACCCAATGCCAGACAGCGCGGGGCACGGACGCCCCAGCACGTCGTACGAAAAGGTTCTGCTGCTCACCAAAAGGGCCGATGCCGAGATCTACCGCGCCCGCGACACGGGCCAGCTGAGCTTTGACCCCGACCACACCGAGACGGTGCGCTTCCGCGGCAAGAAGGACCCCGTGACGGGGGAGCTGGCCACCGGCGCTACTCGCTGGATCCTTGTCGGGAGCTACTACAACGCAAGCGCCGTGCTCCAACCTCTCGCCGGTTCGGCTCACCCCCGGATGGCGAAGGGCGCGGCAGCACCCGCGCTAGGCGCGAAGGTAGCCACATCCCGCACCGGTAGACGGAACAACGCCAGCCAGCACGCCGCTCTGGCGTCGCAGCCAACAAGACGGCTGTTACGCTCATTTGAAGAAGCGCCGGTGACGGTGTGGAGCGTCAAAGCCCGGGCCTATCGCGGCGGGCACTACGCAACGTTCCCGCCCGAGCTCGTCGCGATTGCGATCGAGGCTGGCTCGCCGGCGACGGGAAGCGTAGTGCTCGATCCGTTTGGGGGCACCGGCACCACCGCCCTGGTCGCGGTGAGGATGGGTCGGCAGGCGCACCTGATCGAGCTCAAGCCCGAGTTCGCCTACATGGCGCGCCAGCGCCTTGAGCAGGACTGGATGGGCGAGGAAGAGCGCCGCCTGGCAGAAGGAAAAGTTGCCGCCGAAGCGCTGGCTGCCTCAGGCGAGCTCGAGCCCCTGCCACTGTTCTCGGAGGCGGCGGAATGAAGGCGCTCACCATCTGGCAGCCCTGGGCGTCCCTCATCATGATCGGCGCGAAACCTTACGAGTTCCGCGGGTGGCCGGCCCCCGTCCGCATCATTGGCCAGCGCCTCGGCATCCATGCCGGCGCCCGCCAGCCGCAGTTGCGCGAGATCAAGGACCTGCTGATCCGGATGCAGCTGCCGTCCCACGCTTGGACGACAGGGCTAAAGCCGGAGATAGCGGTTCCCTTCCTAGAGAAGGCGCTCGTTTCGCCGCACTCCCTGCCCTTATCCCACATGCTGGGCACGGCCCTCGTAGGGCAGCCGATCAACTCGGCGGACGTGGCCGGGGAGTTTGGTGGCGTCGTCAACGACAGTGACCGCGCCGAACATGCCAACTGGGCGTGGCCGATGCTCGAAATCGACGAGCTGGTGCCCCCGCGACAGATGAAGGGTGCGCAGGGCCTCTGGAATTGGGGTGGCCCATGAGCGCGGACCTCTTCGACGCCATCAGGATCCCGAAGCGCCGCGGCCGGCCGCCACTGACGCCCGAGCAGCGCGCCGAGCGTCACCAGCCCGCCAAACGCTTCTCTCGCGGCAAGCAGGGTGGCGACAAGACGGAGGCGCGGTTCCTCCTGCAGCCACTGAACGGCCGCGGAGCGCACCTGCCGGCCTACGACGCCGCCTTCATCACCGAGGCGCGTACCAAGTACCCATCGACCGTAGTCGGACCCGACCAGCGCGTGCTGAAGTCGGGGACGAGCCAGGCAAAGATCGGCGGCCGAGTTCTGACTGGCAAGTGGAACCGCATGCCGGTCTATTGCCTCACGCTCGAGGAGCGCGCCACCTGCCCGGGTGAATGCCCAATGTGGCGCGGGTGCTATGGCAACAACATGCACCTGGCTCGCCGGTTCGAGCACGGGCCGGAGCTCGAGGCGGCGCTGCGCGAGGAAGTCGCGGTGCTGTCGCGGCAGCACCCGCTTGGCTTTGTGGTTCGGCTTCACATCCTCGGCGACTTCTACTCGGTCGAGTATGTGCAGCTTTGGGCCGAGCTCCTCGATCGCCACGACGCGCTGCGCATCTATGGGTACACCGCCCGCTGGCGTTGGTCCGACCCAATCGCGCGCGAGCTGCTGAGGCTCGCCTACGCGCAATGGGACCGCTTCGCCATGCGGTTCTCCAACGCTCCTGTCGAGACTGCTTCCACGATCACGATCGAGCACCTGGGCCAGAAGCCCGCTGATGCCGTTGTGTGCCCCGTTCAGCTCGGCAAGTCCGAGTCCTGCTCTACCTGTGCGCTGTGCTGGCAGACCGACAAGCGCATCGCCTTCATCCGACACTGACAGGAGGGTCCAGTGCCTATCGGCTACCACGACGAAAACGACCAATTCCAACCCGTGCCTCATCGCTGGGCAATCTGCGCTCACTGCGACGGTGAGGGTCTGTCAAGCAGCCACCTTGGCGACGTTACCAACTGGCTCCGTGAGAGCGAGCCAGAGGAGATCGAGGACTATTTTGATGGGGCATATGACCGCCCCTGTGATTTCTGCGACGGCGCCGGGAAGGTGATGGTTGCCGACTTCACGAAGATGACGCCCGAGCAAGCGGCCGCGTTTCGCATCGAGCAGCAAGTCATTCGCGACATGCGTCGCGAAGAAGAGGCCGAACGTCTGTTCGGCTGCTAACCCCGAGGATGAAATGAACCCTAATAGCGCCTCGATGATCCCGCCGCCGGCGGCTTTGTCACTGTCCAATCCGGCGATCGACCACGCCTGCGACATCGTCCGCAGCTACATCAGCAACAACGCCGTTTCGGCCGACCGCTTGCCCGAGCTCATTCAGTCCGTGCACCAGGCCGTCAAAGCGCTCTACGCCCCGACGGCGCCCACCGTCGTCGCGCCCGAGGAGCTGAAGCCGGCGGTGCCGGTGAAGCGGTCGATCCAGCCCGACGGCATCATCTGCCTCGAAGACGGCAAGAAGTTCAAATCCCTGAAACGTCACCTCGCGACCCACTATCAGCTCTCGCCCGACGAGTACCGCGCCAAGTGGGGGCTGCCGGCGGATTATCCGATGGTGGCGCCTGAGTATGCGGCACAGCGCTCGCGCCTGGCCAAGGAAATCGGGCTCGGTCGGAAGAGCGTCAACTGATCGTTTGGCGTCGCGGCGGGCCAGCCGCGGCGCCAACCAACACATTCGGACAGGGCGGCAATGTCAGAAGCACTTCGGGCCATCGAGCCCCTATCGATCCCAGATTTGCAGTTCCGGCCCACGGCCGAGATCGGCGCGATGCCGCACTTCGAGATGGCCAGGCCACAGGACCTATTCGTGGAGGCAAGCTACCAGCGCGATTTGAGCAAGCGGTCCATCGCGCTCATCCGCACCATCGTGGCAAACTGGGACTGGCGCCGGTTCAAGCCGCCGATCTGTTCCGCGCTCGATGATGGTCGGCGGGCCGTGATCGACGGGCAGCACACCGCCATCGCCGCGGCATGCCACCCGGCCATTGAGCAGATCCCGATCTTCCTCACCGAAACCGGCACCATCGCCGATCGCGCCAACGCCTTTGTCGGCCACAACCGCGATCACGTCGCGATAACGCAGTTGCAGATGCACCGCGCGGCAGTGGCCGCCGGCGACGAGGTTGCCGTGGCCGTCGATGATGCGTGCCGCCTCGCGGGCGTGACCTTGCTAGCGGTGAACCGGCCTCGCGGTGAGTGGAAGCCCGGCGAGACGATCGCGATCAAAGGCATCTATCGCGCCGTACAGGAGAAGGGCCGTGCCGGCGCCTCGCGCGTGTTGAAGATCCTCGTTCGGGCGCGATGCATGCCGGTCGGCGCCGTGCTCTTGGGTGCGGTGTTCGACCTTCTCTATGCTGCGGAGTGGCGGTGGAAGGACGATGACGCCCTGGCTGATGTCATCGCGGCCAAATCAACCGACGACTGGCTGCGCTGGGCGCAGGACCATCGCGACGGACAGACGTCTACCCGCACACTCGCGATCGAGTGGTACCGCCGGTTGAGCGGGGGGGGGGCGTCGCTAGCTGATGTCGGTGGTCGACTCCCTACTCAAGGAAAACGAGATGCTCCGCGATAGGATCGAGATCCTCGAGGACATGCTCGGCATGTCCGCGCCGGTCCCGGCATGGCTAGACCTGACCCCAAGCGAGGGGCGGGTGCTGGGCTTTCTGGCTATGAGGGGCAGCGCCACGAAGGAACAGATCTACGGAGCCCTCTACGGCCTCCGCATCGAGCGGGATCAGCCCGACTTCAAGATCGTCGACGTCTTCATCTGCAAGATCCGGAAACACCTGAAGCCGGCGAAGATCACGATCAGCACCATCTGGGGCATCGGCTATGCGCTCGAAGGCGAAAGCCTGCTTGCGGCGCGCCGGGCCCTCGGGATCAAGGACCAGGAGAGGAAGGCGGCATGAACCACTGGCACGACATCCCAGCGCTGCTTGAGGAGCAACCGGTCAAGGGGGCTGTCCTTTCGCCGTCAGTGCGCGGCGAGCGTTCTGAATGGCGGTTCGCCCTCTGGCGCCAGTGGGACAGCAACCTGCCGCTGCTCGCGATCGTGATGCTCAATCCGAGCACCGCTGATGCCCGGGTCGACGATCACACGATTACCCGGCTGATCTTCTTTGCCCGCAAGCATGGCTACGGCGGGTTCATCGTGGTCAACATGTTCGCCTGGCGCGCCACCGATCCACACGACCTGCTGCAGCGCGGGTTTCGCAGCTGCGTCGGCCCCAACAACGATGAGTGGATCAAGGCGGTCTGTGCCGGCCGCGATGTCTTGGTCGCGTGGGGTGCGGGCACGTACGGCGGACGGACCGAGGAGGTGTACGCCCTGATCGAGCCGGGCGCGGTGCGGGTCCTCAGCCTCGGCGCCAACAAGGATGGCAGTCCGCCGCATCCGGCGCGACTCGGAAACCACGTGAAGTTGCAACCTTGGCAGCCTGCGAAGCGCGAGGTGGCGATATGAGCGTACCTGTCGATCAGATGGTCGAACTGTCGCGGGAGGAGGTCTGGTCGAGCAGAGAGGCGGAAGTCGCACACGGTCTGCTACTCGAGCTGCGAAACAAAGCCTCCAGCGAGGCCGCGAGGCGCTTCCACGATGAAGTCGGCGAAATCACTCGGGCCGAGAAGGAGCGCCGCGAGCGCGATCGTCAGTCCCGGATCGAGCTAGCGACCAAAGGGATTGTGGGCGTTATCGCCCTGGTCCGGGCCGAGTACTTGACCGTGCGCGTCACCTACAGCCTCAAAGAGCAGGCGACCGCCACCAAATGAACCACGTAGTCCCCGAAATCCCCGACGATACCCCCATCACGCTGAAAGAGGCGTGTGCGGTGTACTTCCGCGGCGCCATTACCCCGCACACGTTGCGGGGAGAGGCCGCGAGGGGCATGCTTACGATCGTGCGCATCGGCCGGAAAGACTTCGTCACGCCGGCGGCGATCAAGGGGATGATGAAAGCAAAATGCCAAGACGGCGACAACCGCCACGGCTCTACCTCAGAGAGGACGAGCGCGTCTGGATCATCAGGGATGGAGCGAGCACAATCCGCACAGGCTGCGGCGAGCTCGATCGCGACGGAGCTGAAAAAGCTCTCGCCAGCTACCTCACGGAGAAGTTCACCCCGGCAATCCGGGCAAGTGATCCCCGTAGCATTTCCGTCGCCGAAGTCCTGACCGCCTATGGCCGCGAACATGCACCCACCCGCAAAGCACCACAGACCATCGGCTACGCCATCGCGGCGCTTGTCGGTTGGTGGGGGTCGCGACTGCTCACCGATGTGCGAGGGGCGACCTGCCGGGCCTACGCCGAGGCGAGGCGAGCAATGACGTTCCGTGGCAATCACATCAGCGACGGGACCGTGCGGCGCGAGCTCGGGGTGCTAGCGGCGGCGATCAACCATTTCCACCGCGAGCACGGGCCGCTCGATTCGGTGCCGGTCGTGTCCTTGCCGCCATCGGCCGCACCTCGTGAACGGTTCCTAACCCGGCAGGAAGCGGCACGCCTCCTGGCCGGCGCCTTGGGCTGGTACAAGGTGAGCTGGAGCGACTTGCGGACGCGTGCGGTGAAGTCTCGCTGGATCCGCGACCGGGCCGCTGCGAACCCCCACACAGCTCGGTTCATATTGCTCGGCCTCTATACAGGCACCCGCCATGGCGCGATTCTCGGCATCCAGTGGATGGCGAACACGACCGGTGGATGGGTCGATCTCGATCGCGGCGTAATGCACCGGCGCGGCCAGGGCGTGGTGCAGACCAAGAAGCGGACGCCGCCGACCAAGGTGAATGCGCGGCTGATGGCGCACCTGCGCCGGTGGAAACGCATTGACGATGCCCTTCGCGCCAAGCTCAGCGAGGCAGCTGGCCAGTCGGTCGCGGCTTACCTGCATGTCGTCGCCTGGGACGGGCAACCAATCCAGAAGTTGCGGCGCTCCTGGGACACCGCGTGCGACTATGCCGGCCTCGGAGCCGACGTCACGCCACACACCCTGCGGCACACGCGCGCCACGTGGTTGATGCAGGCCGGCGTCGACGTGTGGGAGGCGGCCGGCTCGATCGGCATGTCGGCCCAGACGCTCGAGCGCGTCTACGGCCATCACCACCCCGATTTCCAGAAGAAGGCGGCACAGGTCTGATGCGCGACGACCTCATTGCCTACAGCGCCTTCCATGGCGTCCGCGACATGAGCGCGCTGCATAAGAAGCTCGCTGAGGACCTGTTCGGCGACCTGTTCCGGTCGCTGCGGCCGAGCGGCGAAGCGCTCCAGGTGGTGCACACTTATGTGGATGCTGGCGGCAAGGTCTGCGTCCGCGAAATCGATCCAAAGGACTTCTACGAGAGGACCCCGTAGCGATGCGTTTCTGTGCGGAAACTGTGCGGCGGCAGCCACTTAGATCACAAAAAGCCCGGGAAAGGTGGTGCTGCAAGAGAGGATTGAACTCTCGACCTCTCCCTTACCAAGGGAGCGTGCTTCAGGCTTCTCGCGCTGAACGCCCCGGAAAGCAACGGGAACAAGCGGGAAACATCGGCTCATTTCCGTGCGGAAACTGTGCGCCCACCCAACGCGCTCTCACCATGGGAGCACTTTGATGGGTGCCTTTTCACACGAAGTTAAGCCGGGCGGCCTCAGCGCTGACGACCACGCCGAGATTTCTGACCGTGCGGAGCGCGGACAGAAGGCGCAGCAGATCGCGCGGGCCATTGGGAAGCATCCGAGCACGGTTCAGTGGTTCATGTATTCCGCTGGGTTAGCGGCGCCAAGGCAGCGTGACAATCCGGAGCCGTATTTGCGTGGCGGCCGAATTGTTCGGCCTTACTCGAGGGAGGAGGACGCCTTCATCGAGGCGCTCCGTATCCAGGACTATAGCCTCGCCAAGATCGCTGAACTGACCAACAAGCGATTTGCAACCGAGCGCAGCTACCACACGATCCAGATGCGACTGATTATGCTGGCGGCCCGTGAGAGCGTCGGGGGTGCGGCATGAGCGTCCTCACCGAGCACGATGCCCGCACCAAGTGGTGCCCGTTTGCCCGCGTCGCCCTTCACGCCGGTGATGGCGGCGCCTCCGCTAACCGTCACCCCAGCGATGGCAGCACGTCCCCGTCGTTCCGGCCGGTGATCGAGGAGGAGACCCGGTGCATCGGGTCTCGATGCATGGCTTGGCGTTGGCATTCTCCTGCTCCAGATCCGGAGAAGTTTTCTCGAGAGTCGCGCTCGTGGCCGATCTGGAGCGTCGATGGCGATGTTTCGTTCGCCGCTGCTGCGCAGCAGCCCATCCCGCCTCGTCCTGCCGACGTACCGGTCGACTGGGAAGAGGTGCTCATCACAGGCGACGATTGGGACAACGCCGACGGTGGCGAGTGGCGGGAGCCAGCCGAGCACGCGCAGGCGCGGTATCAGGCCGCCCGCGATGAACGCGTGGGGTTCTGTGGCCTCGCCAGCAAGCCGGCGGTGCAGCCATGAGCTACGCCCCCGACGTCTGCATCTACCATGCTGACTGCATGGACGGCTTCACGGCCGCCTGGGTGGTCAAGTGGCACTTTCCCGGCGCCGCGCTCGTGCCGGCACGCTATGGCGACCTGACGCCTGGCACTGAGATCATCGGCGGCAAGGATGTGCTGATCGTCGATTTCTCGTACCCGCGTCAGGGACTCGAGGACATGCGCGGCTACGCCGGCGCCAACTCGATCATCGTCCTCGATCATCATAAGACGGCGCAAGCCGCTCTCTCCGATCTGCCTCCGCCGACCTTTCCGGGGCAACCCGGGATCTACGCAATCTTCGATATGGAGAAATCTGGGGCGCGGCTCGCATGGGAGTTTTGCCGCCCGGAACATGCGGCGGCGACTCCTACGCTGGTCGACTATGTCGAGGATCGCGACCTTTGGCGTTGGGAGTTGCCTAGCAGCCGGCAACTCAACGCTGCCCTTGGCACCTATCCGCAAGACTTTCGGACGTGGACGGACCTGTCGACGCGCTTGGGGAAGTGGCAACAGCGGCAGGCCCTCATCGGCGAGGGAACAGCAGTGATCCGCAGCCAGGAGCATCAGCTTACGCAGGTGATGAAGGCTGCATTGCGCACCATGACGATCGGGGGGCACGTCGTCCCCGTGGTCAACGCGCCCTACTTCATGGCCAGCGAGCTCGGTAACGAGCTCAGCCAGGGCGTGCCGTTCGCCGCGACCTACTTCGACGCACCGGATGGACGAAAGTTCTCGCTCCGTTCTCGTCCTGATGGGGTCGATGTTGCCGAGATCGCGAAGCTCTACGGCGGGGGCGGACATCAACACGCTGCGGGGTTTCAGCGACCGATCGGCTGGGAGGGCGACAATGGCTGACCGTTTCCACGAAACCTCCACCGACGCGGTCGGGGCGTCCCGCGTGCTGATCGGCGCCTGCGCCTGTCCGGACGTCCACATCCTGCTGCTCGATGCGAGCGGCGCGATCGTTGCCCGGGCGGTGATGTCGCCCGAGGAGTTTGCTGAGGCCGCGAAAAACGTCGCTGTCCATGTGGCGGCGGTACGCGAAGCCCAAGGCGACACGATCGGCGACGTGGCGGGGAACGCCTGATGCGGGACGTCGCCAAAACCCGCCAGGCGGCAAGCCTGGTCGTTCGATCGCTCAAAACATCGGGCCTGTTCGATACGATGACGGTCACCATTTCCGTGACCGGCCTCGAGCTTACTGCGCTCAAGAAGCTCTCGCTCGTCTCGCACGCGCTCGCGGCGAAGCTGCCGGCCAGCGCCGGCCAAGAGCAAACCGTGCTCGCGACAACGCTCGACGAGCTCATCCGCCAAATCGAGATCAAGGGAGCCGCCCATGGCTGACGGCACCTCGATCGAGTGGGCCCGCCACCCTGTCACGGGCCGCGGCGCGAGTTGGAACCCGCTGCTGGCGCGCACCAAGGAAACCGGCAAGGTCGGCTACCACTGCGAACACGCCTCGCCCGGGTGCGTGAACTGCTACGCCGAAGCGTTCAACCGCCGGCGGCTGCCAGCGCGCGGCACCGGCCTATCATTCCATCCTGGCTACCGGAACATCCTCGAGATCTTTCTCGACGACAGGATGCTTCTAGACCCGATCCGCTGGCGCGAGCCCCGCGGCATCTTCGTGTGTTCGATGACCGACCTGTTCGGCGTGTTCGTGCCCATCATCCTGATCGACAGAATGATGGCGATCGCGTGCCTGGCGCAGCACCACGTGTACATGGTGCTGACCAAGCGCCCCGAGAGGGCTCGCGAGTATCTGAGCGACCCTGCCACGCCGGCGCGCATCGCCTATCAGCTCGGCGTGCTGGCGGCTGAGCACCCCGAACTGCTGCAGCGCACCATCGATGCCTCCCAGTCCCTCACCCTCGGCGGTTGGCCGCTGCGATCGGTATGGCTGGGCACTTCCGTGGAAGACCAGCGCCGCGCCAACGAGCGCATCCCGGAACTGCTCGAGGCGCCGGCGGCCGTCCGCTTTCTGTCGGTGGAGCCGATCCTCGAGCCGATCGACCTTCGCGCCTTCGGCATGGCGGTGCACCATCACCCCGACAATCAGGACAGCCCGGAGCTCCGCGCCATCATGCGCGCGGCTCGCAGCCACCTAAGCGGTGGAAAAACCGTCGACTGGGTCATAGCCGGCTTTGAGAGTGGCACGCAGGCCCGCGCCGCGGCCGATGCGCCAGACATCGCTCGATCGCTCCGCGATCAGTGCGCCGCGGCCGGCGTCCCGTTCTTCTTCAAGCAGTGGGGCTCCTGGGCGTTCGCTCCTGACGGGATGAACTATCAGGACGCGATGGCCTGGGGCACCCGCCAACGGTACAGCCTGTCGCGGAAGTCGGAGGCGTGGGGCGGCTCGGGCGGACTGCCCACCCGCTACCAGCAGTTCTCGAACGGCCGCACCGCTTTCTACACCGGCAAGAAGGACGCTGGCCGTCTGCTCGATGGCGTCGAGCACAACGCGATGCCGGAGCTCCGCTGATGGCGGTCGCGATTTTGCTCGACGAGAACACCGGCGCTTACTTCGTCGCGATGTCCAATTCCGTCGCCGGCAGCGCGAGTTATCTGGTCGATGAGCGCGGCTACCCGATCGACGTCAGTTGGGAAGGCGGCCACCGCGGGTTCGGTGGCGTGCACGCCATTGAGGCGATCGCCGCCACACAGCGCCGCTTCGAGCGCGTGGACGCGGTTTTCCGGGAGATGATGCGGTGACCACACTCAAGATTGGCCACCTGTTATTGGCCGGGCGGCTGCGTCTGGCCATCGCCGACATCGAGGAGGACCTCAAGAAAGCGAAGGAACGCGTTCCCTTCACCCCTCCTGAAAGCCCGGAAGAGTGGCGGGCAGAGTTCGAAATGCTCTGCCTGCATTGCGCGCGGTTCGGCGCCGGGTGCCCAATCATCGAAGCCATGATCGAGATGCGCCAGGGCGGACCATGGCCTGATGGTGGCTGGGTCACAGATCCCGGCGCCGGCGTCACCTGCCTGAGCTATGAGGCGGTCAATCGCCCAAGGTTGCCCCGCCAGCAGCTCCGGGCGATCAAACGCGCACCCGAGCATCAGCTGCCACCCGTTTGCGGCGGTTGCGCAGCCCTGAAGGGAAGCGACGCCTCGGTGAGCCTACACACGCGCCGCGATTTTGCGGCGGCCGTGAAGAACGAATCGAGCTTCGTCTGTCACGAGTTCCCTGACAAGGAACACACCTGCGGCGGTTGGTGTCGCGCGATCAGGGCTCGCGACAAATGAGTGCTCGTGTCCGCAGGCGGCCCTTCCGCGTCACGTGCGCTTGCGGCCACACATGGGCGCCGATCTACACGCCGATGGAAATGCTGAAGGCGGCAAACATCTTACTCAACTGCAAGTGCCCGAAATGCGGCTCCTCGTCGGATCAACATTTCATCGCGCCTGCGAAGGCGACTACCAGAACCGGAGATAGAACGTGAGCGACCAGGTATTCGAGAGCTGGGCCATCCTCGAGCTGATGGGGCACCGCCGGCGCGCCGGCCTCGTGAAGGAGGTCGAAATGGGCGGCGGCAAGCTGCTCCGCATCGATATCCCCATCGAGCAAGCCGAGGGGAAGCCCGAGGAGTTCGTCACCGAGTTCTACGGCGCCAGCGCGATCTACGCGCTGCGCCCCTCGAGCGAGGAAATCGCGCGCCGGTTCGTCAAAGAGAACTACGGCGGCGATCCTCGGCCGGTTGCGCCCGTGGGGTATCGGCTACCGGCGCCCGCGGCGGCCGAGCCCGACCAGGACGGCGACCAAGGCGACGAGCCGTTCTGACATGGACCTTACCAAAGCTCTCGACGCGCCCACCGCGATCGTCGGTGCCGTCGGCTCCGGCAAGACGTTCCTCGGCAAGATGCTTGTTGAGCAGCTGCTGCATGACAATCGCCGCGTCATCATCATCGACCCCACCGGCGTATGGTGGGGCCTGCGTGCCGGCCACGATGGAAATGCCGGGGGCGGATTCCCTGTCACGATCTTCGGGGGCGATCATGCCGACGTCGCGATCGACCCGACCAAGGGCGAGGTGCTGGCCACCGCCATCGCTGCACGCGAGGTGCAGGCGATCATCGACATTTCCGACATGACGGGCGGGGAGAAGGTGCGCTTTCTCACCGCCTTCCTGACCAAGCTCTACGTACTCAATCGCGCGGCGCTTTACCTTGTAGTGGACGAGGCCGACGAGGTAGCGCCACAGAACCCGATGCCGGATGAGCGGCAGCTGAGCGGCATCTTCGACAAGATCGTGCGGCGGGGCCGTGTCCGGGGCTTCCGGCCGCTGATGATTACCCAGCGCCCTGCGGTGCTGCACAAGAATGTGCTGAGCCAAATCGGCACGCTGATCGCGATGAAGCTGACCAGCCCGCAGGACCGCGCAGCGATAGACGCGTGGGTGAAGGGCAATGCCGACAACGAGCAGGCCAAGGCAGTGATGACGTCGCTCGCGTCGCTGCAGCGTGGCGAAGGCTGGGTCTGGTCACCGGCGGCCGGCATCCTCGAACGCCGGCAGTTCCCACCAATTGTCACTTTCGACAGCTCGCGGACACCGCAGGTAGACGAGATCGTCGTGGAGCCGGCCTTGTCACCCGTCGACGTCGAGGATCTTCGGGACGAGATGTTCGTCGGTGGGCAGCAATGGACTGAGAATGAGGTCAAATCTGCAAAATCGGCCGTAGATATCCAGAAGCTATGCACCGAGGCAGAGGAGCGCGGCTACGACCGCGGGATCAAAGAGGGTGAGACGCGAGGCTTCAAAGCAGGCTTCGTGGATGGGGTGAATGCTGCTCGCCGCGTAATCGATGAAATGCCGCTCGACCAATTAGGGCATGCCGCGCTGGCAAGGGCGGTTGATAGGACAACGCCGGTCAAGATAGTGTCTTTTGAGCCAGCTGTGCGGCGCCCAGAAATCAAGCAGGCCCAGCGGGAGAAGACTCAGCGGGCGACCGCCGCGATGGAGCAAGTTGCCAGTGGCTTCACCGCACCTCAGGTAAAGGTGCTCCGCGCCGTCGGAATGTGGGCAGCGTTGGGCAAGACGCCGACCAAACCCATGGTAGCGATGATCGCTGGGTACTCTCACTCGTCAGGGGGTTTCGGAAATCTGCTTGGCCAGCTGCGAACCGCGGGAGCTATTGAATATCCAGAGCCGGGCGCGATCCGCCTTGTTGCCGACATCGGCAAAATGGGTCCGAGTGAGGCGAAGGAGGCATTTTTCGGCAAGCTAACAGGGCCGCAGCGAAAGGTGGTCGACGCGCTCGAGCACGCCGGTGAACTCACCAAAAAGGCTCTCGGAGAGGCGACGGGCTACTCTCCGTCCAGCGGCGGGTTTGGTAATATTCTAGGCCAACTGCGAACGCTCGGCGTGATCGACTATCCCAGTCCCGGCCGAGTGGCCATGGAAAGCTGGGTATTCGACATCCTCTAGCGTTGTCCGGTGAACGCTTCCACTGTGCTCGGGAAGTGCCGGGCGGGAACGTGATCGTCCGTCTGCGCCTTGGCTATGGCGTAAAGGGTGAACATCGCAGCGACGGCCAGGATGTATAGGTTGAACCTGGCCGCCCGCTTCACTGCCACTTTCGTCGGGCTCATGAGGAAGGCTCCTTACCGATTGACGCTTTCAGGGATTCGGCTCGAGCTCGGAGGATGTCCGAGATGAAGGCATAGACGTTGATCCCGACAACCCCGCAAAGGTGCGCTCCGAGCAACCTGGCGTCTTGACGCTCCATGCCGGAGAAGTCGGCGGCGCCCTGTATCAGGGTAAAAAACGCGGGGCCGAAATACGTTCCAATGATGGCGCCGACGGCAACGCTGCCCAGCCCGAGTTGTAGGGGTTCACGGGCGCTCCACCATCGGACGAAGCCGCCGAGAGCGCCAGCCAGCGCCAACGGACCGTAGATCTGGAGCACACCAAGCAGGAAATCCATGTCACGGGTCCTTGACGCAGGCATCCAGAACTTGCGCATCGACGATGCCCCGCTCCAGGCATCGCTGAAGCCGGTCGTAGTAAGCCCCGCAATTTGCAGCGCGCCGATTGGCGAAGTTGAGCTGAGCGCCTTCGGCAGCCATGAGCTCCACATATGGAGCATCGGCGAGTGCGGCGTGCCCCACGGGAGCGCGGCAATGAGGAGGCCATGAAGGCAAGCGAACAGGAGCAGCGGCCCGTCCAATTTCAGCTGCCCCCGCCCGAATGTCCGACCGGAGCCGGTCGGACGCCCCCCCACACGCGCTCAATGTAAGCGCGATCGAGATCATCAGGGCGGCAAGCCTTAGCCCCCGCGCTTTCCCGCTGACCGACATAGTCCATCGCCTCCTCATGGATCAGCCGGAGCTGAGCATCGTGCTCGGCTGCGTCGTCGGCCGCCTTACGAACCTCTTCGCGCCAGAGGGACTCGCCCATCTGGAAATACTTGTCTTGAGCCTGTTGCGTAGCCCGGGCGGCCGCGGCCTCAGTGGTCGCGGCACACTGCTCGAGCTGGTGCTGCACCAGCGCCGGCTTCTCGAACCAATCGTAGATCACGCTACGGGCCATCCAGCCCGCCGGCGCGGACACGACAGCGCTGCCGATCAGAGTGACCAGCAACGAGATCAGCGGCGCGGCTCGAATGAGGTCCAGCATCACAACACCCCATCGAAGTCGGGCAGGTCGACGGTCTGACCGGCCAGCGAGTGGGTGCAGTCCCCGAGAAACTGGATACGGCCGTCCGTCACGAACGAATGGCAGACCGAGCAGCTGAAGTCTGGCTTCTCGCCAGTGCGAGCCTCGAAGGTGCACCAGCAATCGCCGCTATGGCCGTCGACATAGTGTCCACTGCGAACGAGGATCGACGGTGTGAACGTCGGAGCGTCCGGGTTGGCGTTGTAGCCCCAGCGCGGCCCCTGCCCCTCGCCGACATAAACCAGGTGGGCGCCGTCGCAGCCCGGGCACCAGAACGCGATGCCACCGCCTTCGACGGACCGAAGCTTTGCGCTCAGCGCGGCCATCTCAGGCACGCCCGGCAAAGTGTGCCGTCCAGTCGATGTTGCGGGGCAGAAAGATAAAGCTCCGATCGGCTGGCCCGACCAGGCCAGCGCGCGACGGATGCGGGTCGTGCATCAGTGTAGCACCAAACCCGACCACGGCATGCCGCATGCTGGAGTTGCGGGGGCTGGTGCCCGTCCACATCATCGGGAAGTCGAATGCGCGCTGCCCCTCGAAGTGGACGAGCTCGATGCCACGCGCATCGCACCAATCATCGAGCGCGCTGCCCCAATGGCTGTTCTGGTCGCGGACGAAGTGCGGAACGAGATCACGATCGAGCTCGAGGATGGATGCGACGCAGGCGCGAACGCAGTCACCCGGAACCTTATCCGGGTTACCCGTCAGCCACTCCTGGTCGATCGGCCGCATCAGGCGTCGACCTTGGCGGCCTGAAAGTGCATCGCGTCGGCGTTCGACCATGGGCCGCCCCAGACCCAGCTCTCGGCGGCGAAGATATCCACCACCGCCTTGGGCATCATGTTGGGCTGGCTGCCGTACTTGACGCGGAAGCCGTTGATGGCCGGCGCGAGGTCGATCGCCGCGGCCCACGAGTGGATGGAGAGCCCGCCGCCACCGCGCTTTTTGCGGAAGTTGTAGACCCCGCCGAACTGGTCGAGCTGGTACCTGGCGCGATCCTGCGCGCCAAACTCCTCGCCGATGGCGGTGAGGCAGCGCAGCAGGCTGTCGGCACATCCGCGGTTGACCGTGATGTTCTTCACCTGCTTGCCGGCATAGAACATCAGGTAAGGCGCGACGATGGTGGTCAGGTGCTTTGCCGACCAGTCGATATCGGCCGCGCCATCGTTATTGGCGTCAGGATTGCCGTAGAAGGCGTTGATATCGGCTTTGCCGGGCCACTTCTGTGGGCTGAGTGCGGACATGACGGGTCTCCCGTGGGAAACCGCACGTCATGCGCGATCGAGACTTTCTACGCTGGTTCGCCTAAACCCGCAACTTGGCCGATTTGGCAAACTGAACCGAATGCTTGCGATCCGCTTCAGTCAGTGTCGACGCCGAGGCCGAGGCCGTAGAGGTAGAGCAATCCGCCGAGCACTGCAGCAACGGCCAATGCTCCTACCGCAAATCCAATGATAAACGTTATCATCATTAAGCCCCTCCGCAACTGAACCTGACTGTATCCAAAATCAGTTTGCGGTGCCAGATGGTCAGTAGACGCGATCACCAAGCAAATCGCGAAGATCAGCACCGCCCGCTGCCGACTGAATTAGGACTCCGTCCTCCCGCTTGGAGGCGTTGCTGGCACGCGTTTTGAGGGAGCGGCGGATCGTATCCTTGGTGATGACATAGCCCCGGTGAATCGGCACCGCATTGAACGCCTCGATGCGCTCGAGCACCTGGGCGATCGTCGCGTCATCATCCATCGCGATAGCAGTGGCGAACTGGTTGAGCAGCACCGTCCGCTTGTCCCGGATTTTCTCGTCGGCGTTGTAGAGTGCCGAGCTGCGATCATAGGTTTCCGCCACCTTCGCCGGCGTGAACCCGACGACCTTCATCATGGTGTCCCACGCTGTGATCTGGTCGGACGGCATGATCTCGTCGCCCTTGCGCGTCGTCAGGCCCTCGTTGGCAAACCGATAGGCCTGCATCAGGTCCTTGAGCGCCTTTGGCATCATCATCTCGGCGCCGCGCACCAGGTTGCCCTTCTGCATCAGCGAAATGCCATCGCCCATGTTGATGATGGTCGAGGGAACGACGCCCATGGCGTTGACCAGCAGCTGGGTCCACCAATCGCGACCCTCCGCGTTCGGATCGTCGGGAGAGCGGACGAAAAGGTCCGGCATGCCGATGCGCGACGTGAGATCGATGCCGAGGAGGTGCCCGGGCACGCCATTGAGGATCATGCCGCCGATGTCCCGGCCGAACATGTCGACCACGGCGGTGCGCATCTGCTGCTCCATCTCGAACGGATCGTCGTCACCGAATGCGCCGGCGAAGATGCCCGCGATGGCCATGAGCACGTTGAAGCCGAAGAAGCCAGTCACGCCGCCCATGAGGGTCATCATGCCCATGATGCCGGCGAGCTGCACCCTCGCCTCTTTGCGGGCCTGCGGGCTCTCGCCCTTGAAGCTCTGGTGAAGGTCACGGAGCAGCCGGTACCACATGTTCAGCTGGTAGTTCTGGAACACCAGCAGGAGTTTTGCCGCGTCGCCCTGCAGCAGCCGCGGCCGCGAGCTGTTGGAATAGTCGAAGTGCGTCTTCCAGGTGAGATCGTGGGCGGTGTCGACGGCCGCGGCGAAGTCCTCGCCTGCGGCCCGGGCCAGCCGGAACGCGGTAATGGCGGTGATTTCGCGGTTCGCCACCTCCGCCTTGTGGAAGGCCCACGAGATGACGGCCATGACGCGGGCGCGCAGCGGTGAGTAGTTGACGCCGGTGTCGCCTACGCCGGCCAGGTCGTGGCTCTGGGTCCGGTCGATCAGCCCCGTCTCGTAGAACTGCTCGAGCGCCCGCTTATCCTCGTCGCTGATGCCGGAGCGCTCAAGTGAGCCGCGGCCGGCGACGAAGTCGGCAGAGGCCTTCGTCATCGCCGCTGCCGTGCTGGCGAGGCCGAAGCGGGCGCCGATGATCGGAATGCCAAGCATCGGGGTCTGCGTCAGGTTCACCAGCGCGGCAGCTGGGGTCGCGCCGAGATACCAGGCGAACATGAACGAGGTGACGGCTTGCACCGCGCCGGAACCCTGCGGGTTAAGGATCCACTTGTGCCGCCGCGCGAGCTCGTTGGCGAGCGTGCCGCCCTTGGTCGGATCATCGGCCTTTCGCGCCTGAATTGCGGTCTGATCGAGGAGCTCTTGCAGGTCGGCGCCGTACTTCAGCCGGCCCATCTGGTGCGCGGCGTGGAAGAAGTGCGACGAGAACGAGCGCAGCGCATCCGCGTCGAAGCCCGCGGTGCCCTTGCGGTGGATGAAGCGCTTCCGGGTCGAGAGATCCGGCATGGTCTGAATATACCGCTGCCAAATCTGATCCATCACGGAGCCATCGACATTGGCGCTGCCTAGGATGCCCTCGATTTCGGCGACAAGGCGCGGGTCCATGGCCTGGCGCATGCCGGCGCCGGCCTCGTCCATGACGCCTACCTCAACGGTGCGGCCGGGATAGGCCTCACGCATCTCGGCGGCGAGACGATCGCGATCGGCGGCCTTCTCACGACGAGAGAACGACAGGGCAGAACCGTCGACGTCGCGGAGCGTCACTGTGTAACGCCCGAAACGAGCCAGCGGGAAGTACGGCGCCGGCACACGGTTTTTCTCGAAGGAGGCTCGGAGTTTGCTGAGGCGCGCCTTGTTCGCATAGGTCGAGCGGATCTTGTCGTTGGCATAGCGCGCGTTGAGGTCGGCAACCTCCTCGCGATGCTTCACCGGGTCCATGCGGCCGGTCGCGAGCTTCCGATCGAGTGCCTCGAGGTCGGTCTGATAGCGCTCGTCGGCGCGTTTGACGGCGATCTCCTGCGCCTTGCGAACGGCATCGAGCAGCAGCTTGTCGAGCTCGTTGGCCTGGTCGACATAGGCGTCGCGCACCGTCGTGAAGAGGCGTCGCGCCGTCGGGGGAAGCCGCAGGAACTGCTCGCGCAGCGCCGGATAACGCGGATCGAGCATCACCTGCTCATCGGTGCTCGTCGGATCGACGCCGGCGAGGGTCGCTTGGTGCATCAGGTCGGACAGGCGGGCCGCCATGGCCTTGCCCGCGGCGCTGGGCAGGAAGCCCTTGCCAGTGCGGGTGAGCTTCAGCCACTCCTGGGCGATTTCGTCGGCCGCAGCGTGCTTCTTGCCCCGGTAGGCGTCCATGTCGCGCTTGGTGCGCATGTAGCTGTGCACCGCCGACATGTTCGGACGTGCCAACTCTTCGAAGTAGGTGAGAGGGATGGCGGCCAGCACCTTCGGCTGGAGATCGGTCAGCGACCCTTTGAGCTCGGTGATGGCCTTCTCGCGTGCCACGGACGGATTTACGGAGTATTCCGCCGTTGCGATCGAGGCGGTTCGCGGCTCGCGCTGCGCGATCTCGCCGCTGGCGGCCCTACGGAAGATGCTCTCGGATGTGTCAAAGCCCCTGCCGGTGAGATAGCTCTTCACGCGGCGGATCAACTCGGCGATGCGGTCCCAAATGGCGCGCAGCGCAGCGTGCGGTTTCACCTCGCTGTCGCCGCTAGCGTATATCGCGAACGCCTCCGCCTCGATCTCCTTGGGGCTCATGCCTGCGACTTGATCGCGGCGGAACTCGTTGCTGCGAACCATGCGACGCAGGCGCGGCAGCTCCTCACGGAGCACCTGACGCTCTCGATCGGTCAGGAAGAGGCCCTGCAGCCGGTGGAACGCCTCGTGGTATGCCGTGCGATTGGTGGCGGTGTCCTCGGCAAGCCAGATGACGTCTTCGACCGGCGCGTAGAGCCCCGCGGCGCTCGACGGGTCGGCACGGCCCCACCCTTCCGCTCCATTCGGCAGCGAAATGCGGCCCTTGAACGTGACGTCGTCGAGCCCGGACACCTTTTGCACGATGCTCAGCAGCTCCGCGCGATCAGCATCGGTCAAGGCGGTCGCATCAGTGTCGCTTGCCACCACGCCCCACCCAGGCGGGATCTCCAGCAGGTTGATGGTCTGGTCGCCGCGATACTCCGCCTGCAACGCCGGCTCTGCGTCGCTCGGAGCGGCGCTGTCGGGCACCGGAGCTAGATCGTAGGCGAACCGCCCGTCGTCGGTGGCGAGGACCGTGACAGCCAGATTGAGCAAGCGATCGCCGACACGCACCGGCGCGCCGATAACAATGCGCTCGCGCACATCGGGCTTTTGTCCCTGCAACGCTTCGAGAAGGTCGGCCGGCAGCCCGCGACCACGGCCAAACAGGATGTAGTCGGCAGTTGCGCCGGTGAGCTCGAAGAGTTTGTCCAGCACCTCCGGGGGCGGCAGTGAGCGGCCACGCTCATAGGTGCCATACCGCTGCGGCGACAGGCCGAGCTCTGCCGCCAGGCTTGCCTGCGGCAGGCCGCGCGCTTCGCGGATGGCGATCAGCCGCCCACCGATCGTTTCGCGACTGGTATCGGCCTTTGTAGCGCGGGTCGGCTTCTCGCGACGAAGCACCCTGCCCTTCTCGATGATCGAGCGGATTGCCGGGATCGCCTGCAGCAGCGTCTCGTTGGTGACGCCGGCGGTGGCCTCCTTGGCACCGGCGCGGTTGAACAGCACGGTCAGGCCATCCGTCGTCTTGGCCGCTTCGCCTACGAGGTTGTCGGTGTACCAACGCTGCGCGGCGCGCCGTAGTGATGCCAGGTCCTTACTTTCACCAAGCTCCTTACCGGTGAGCGAAATCACGGGCTCTTCGGCGATCGAGGCTTCCGCTCCAGCGGGAGCGACGGCCGCGGGCGCAGCTGCCTGCTGCTTGGGCTTCAGCTGGTTCAGCACCTCGGCATGGCGCGCCTTGGTGTCGGCCAAGACTGCGGCGTCGGGCCAAGCGCGGATCTGCGACTCGAGCGCCGGCAGCTCGCGAGTGACCTGGTCTAGGCGGTCCTGGCGCGATTTCGGTTCCTTCACCAACGCCCGCAGCGTGTTCATGATCGCGGTGCCAGTGCCCACATCGTGGGCCTTGGCGATGTCGTCAATGACGATGTCGTGCTCGCTCTTACCGGCGAGCGTGACGGTGTAGGCCGCTTTCGCAAAGTAATTCGGCGTCGGCTCGATGCTGACCGCGAAGTCGCCGAGCTGGCCGAGCTTGAGCGTCGCGGTATCCCCCGCATTCTCAGCGCGCCGCGCAGCGCCGATGACTGCGGCGCCGAGCTGGCCGGCCTTCTCAACCTCCTGGCCCTCGATGGTGGTCGGCAACCCATTTTCGAGCGCTGCCGTTGCCGCAGCGGCGTCAGCCACGTCGGCAGGCAGACGCGCCTCGATGCGTTTCGCCTCCTCCCGCAACCGACGAATGGTGTCGCGGACACGGAACTGCTCACGATCGTGCTCGGCGGACTGCCCCTCGAGTCGGCGGAGCTTCTGGCGGAGGTCCATCTCCTCGAGGATGAGCGGGTTGCCGCTCGCTGCGGCCTTCATCTCGGCGGCATTGGCAGCCTCGCCCGCGATGTCCTCGACCACGCGGGCTTTGACGTCGCCCTTGCGCAATTGCGCCACGAACCGCGCCTTGCCCTCGATGGTCTGCCACTGGCGGGCGTCGAGGGTGTTCTTGGTGGCGTAACGCAGGATCTCGATCTCGAACCCGTCAGGATCCTCGGCGTAGAGCTCATTGCCCTGGCGAATACCCCGGCCGTCGCGCTGTTCGAGGTCGGAGGGGCGCCATGGCGCGTCCAGATGGTGGAGCGCTACGAGGCGGTTCTGCACGTTGGTGCCAGCGCCCATCTTCGGCGTGGAACCAAACAGCACGCGCACCCGGCCGCTGCGTACCTTGCCGAACAGCTCCTCCTTCTGCGCTTCAGTGTTGGCGTCGTGGATGAAGGCGATTTCGGCCTCGGGGATGCCGCGGTCGATGAGCTTCTGCCTGAGATCGTCATAGACGCTGAACGAGGAGCCCAGCGACAGCAGCTCATCGGGAGACATGGCGTCGAGTGCTTCCTGCGCTGCCTCGTCGCCTTCGTCCGCTTTGGCCATCAGCTCGCGGATGCGCGCCTCCTCACGGGCCTGCGCACCCTTGGGCGTCGACAGGTCGATGAACACCAGCTGGGTGCCGCGCTTTCCGGCCCACTGCTTGTGGAGCCTTACGATGTTGTCGGCAGCGACGTGCACCTTGGAGCCAGGCGCGTCGGAGTAGCTCGGATCGATCAGGCGCATGTCGAGCGCGGCTTTGCGCGCGTCCGACATGACCTTGAGCATGTTGTCGCTGCCCTTCTCGACTTTCTTGGGCAGGTGCTCGGCGCGATAGACCAGCGAGGTGCGAGGATACTCCTCGTTGCCGGCGGCATCCTTGCCGGTCGGCTCGCCAATGTACACGGCCTGGTCCTTGCTGCGCGGCACCACCACGACGGAGGGCTTGCCGCCCTTCACCTTGGGCAGCGGCAAGGTTTTGCCAAGCGCGGCCAGCTGGCGCTTGATGTCGTCATTGGTGATGACGTCAGCAAAGCTGAGATAGCGCTGCATCAACTCGGGCATGTTCACGAACTTCGCGAACCGGCTGTTCAGCTTGTACGTGCCCGAGGGGCTGAGCTCCCAGTCGGACACCACCTCGCCAAACACTTTGGCCCATGCATCGAAATGCGCCACGCCCATGGCGGTCAGCGCGCCATAGTCGAGATAGCGCTGCACGGTGTAGAGCTCGGCCATGGTGTTCGAGATCGGGGTGCCGGACAGGAACACCAGGTTGCGCCCGCCGGTCCGCTCGAGCACGCTGCGGCTCTTCATGTAGAGGTCGGCCGCCTTCTGGCTGCCCTGGGTGTTTCCGAGGCCGCCAACGCGCGTCATCTTCGTGGCGAAGCCGAGGTTCTTGAACTCGTGAGCCTCGTCCACAAAGAGACCATCGACGCCCATCTCCTCGAACGTCATGCCAACGTCCTTGTTGCCGGAATCGAGCAGTTTCTTGAGCTTCGCGTCCATATTGGCGCGAGCCTTCTCGATCTGCTTGACCGTGCGCGACTTGCCGCCCTCGGTCCGGCGCAACTCACTGGCGGACTGATCGAGGTCGCGGATCTGCTGTTCGATGAACTGCTGCTCGAACTTGGGATCGACCGGGACTTTGCCGAAGCTCGAGTGAGCGACGATCACGGCGTCCCAGTCGCCGGTTGCAACCCGGGCGAACAGCTTCTTGCGGTTCTCCTTCTCGAAATCGCCCTTGGTGGTCGCGAGCACCTTGGCGCCCGGGTAGAGCTTCACGAAGTCCGCGGCCCACTGTCCAACCAGGTGATTGGGCACCACGAACATCGGCTTCTTGGCGAGGCCAACGCGCCGCATCTCCATGGCGAGCGCGATCGCCGCGAACGTCTTGCCAGCGCCAACGGTGTGATCGGCGAGAACGGTCGAGCTCTGCATGCCGCGCCAGATGAACGACTTCTGGTGCGGCCGGAGCGAAATGATGTCGTCGCCCACCTTGCCCGGCAAGCCGAGGTGGGAACCGTCGTAGGTACGGATGACGTCGGTGTTGAAGGTGTCGTTGTAGATCCGGCCGAGCTCGGCCCGACGCTCGTCGTCGGTCCACAGCCACTTCTTCCACTCGGCCTTGACCCGCTCGACTTTGTCCTTGGCGGCGTTGGTTTCTTCGACGTTGAGCTCGGCCTTGCCGTCCGAGGTGCGATCGTAGATCGAGAGCGTCTTGTCGTTGAGGGCGGCCTCAACCACAGCGCCAGCGCTGGCGCGGCCCGTCGCCCATTGCGCCGTCGCCGCCTCGGTCGGGCGCGGCGGGTCGATGGTCCACACGGCATTGTACCGGTTGTAGGTCGCTTTGCCGCCTTCGGCGCCGAGGATGTGCGTCATGAAGTCGACGATGTGCCGCGACGGCACCCAAGGCGACCCCGCCTTCACGTCGATGTCGACCGCCTCGATGTCAGCCGGCAGCACGTCGGTCAGCGCTTCGACGTTTCGCTTGAACGCGGGATCCTTTGCCGCCGCCTCCTTGGCCTCGGCGAGCTTCTTCTTCACGTTTCCCGAGAGGTAAGCGTCTGCCGTGGCGTAGCTGCCGGCAGGCGTCTGGAACACCAGCGGCCCGAGCTCGTCGATGATGTCCTCGGCGGAATGACCGTAGAGCCGCACCATCTCGACGACGTCGACCCGGCCAAACTCGGCGAGCACTGCTGCGAGCGCATCCTTGGCCGACTTCGCCTCGGTCGGGGGGCGATAGGGCTGCTGGGTGCGGCGGGTGAAGATAGCGGCCTTCTGTGCCGACGGCGCGCGGGCCTTCTCGCCGGTGCGCTTCGCGACCGCGTCGGAGAGGCCCTTGTCGAACTTCTCCTCCAGAGCTGCGATCTGCGGCCAGGTCGGATCGTCGCGGAACAGGCGCTTGTTCGCGTCGGCGTTGACCGGGCCGTGCTCGGCGACAAAGCTGTCGTAGATCACGTTGAGGTCTTTCCGCAGCGCCGAGATCTCGGCGTCGGTGGCCGCGTCGTTGATCTGGGCACGACGAAGCGCCGCGAACGCGTCGCGGAGGCGTACCATGCCGGTGACGCGAGCGAGTGCCTTGGCGTTCGGGAGCTCCACCGCCTCGGCCCGGGTTTCGCCCAGCTGGTCGCCGCGGCGCACCATGAGCTTGCCGGCATCGTCGATGAACACCGAGCCGACCAGCGCATCGCCAACTGAACGGGTGGGCTTCAGTTGCTCAGTCGGATCGCTGACAGGTGCTCCCGGCCCGGACATCAGGTCGCGCGGCAACTTCTCGATGGCCTTGGCGAGCTCGGCTGCGGTGTCCTGGCCCGGGCGGGAGATCAGCGCGGCCGACTCGCCTCGGTACATAGTGCCGAAGGCGCCGAACTCGCCCAGCATCATGTCGGGATGATCGAGGAAGTAGCGGCTGAGAACGACATTTTTGCCGTCCTTGTCGACGTGGGTGCCAGTGTTCTTCCAGGTCAGGTCGCCGGGTTTCTCCCCCTCGGCGCGCTTGCGGAACAGAACGATGTCGGTGGTGACTTCGGTGCCGGCATTCTTGAGGAACGCATCATTGGGGAGGCGGATCGCACCGATAAAGTCCGCATGCTGCGCAATATAGCGGCGCGGTTCGCTCACCGGCGCGTCGAGGAAGAAGTTGGTGACCACCATCGCGAGGATGCCACCTGGGCGCAGCGCATCGATCGCCTTGGCGAAGAAGTAGTTGTGGATCGACATGCCGTTGAGGTGGCGGCGCTCCTTGTCATAGAGCTTCTCGCCGCCGAAAGGCGGGTTGCCGATCGCGAGGTCGAAATACCCGTCAGGCACGGCGAAGTCCTGGAACCCGACTGGGGCGTGAATGTTGGCCCCCGGATAGAGGTTCTTCGCGATGCCGCCGGTGATGTGGTCGAGCTCGACGCCCGTCACCTGGCTACCATCCCGGAGCTCCGCCGGCATCAGGCCGATGAAGTTGCCGGCGCCGACACTGGGCTCGAGCACGCGGCCGCCCTTGAAGCCCAGTCGCTGCGCTATCGACCAGATGGCTTTGACCACCTCGGAGCTCGTGTAGTGCGCGTTGCGGGTCGAGGAGGCCGCGGCGCGATACTCCTCGTCGGTCAGCAGTGCTTTGAGTTGCGCCGCCTCCCGGTCCCAGCCCTTGGGCACGGTGCCGTCTTCGCGCGGGAACGCGGCACTCAGCCCACCCCAGCCAACCCATTTGGCGAGCACGGCCTGTTCGGCGCGGGTGGCCGGCCGCTTCTCCTCATCGAGCACGCGCAGCAGCTCGATCGCCGCTACGTTGTTGCGGAACTTCGTCTTGGCGCCGCCAGCACCAATCTCGTCCTCGTCGCTGATGGTGAAGTCGGCCGGACGGTTCTGCGCCGGCGTCGCCGCGGCAGTTGCGGCGTCCTCGATTACTCGACCGGCATCTCGCGCTGCCCGGCCTTCGTCGCCGCCAGCGCTTGGTGCATCAGGTTCGGCCGCTCGGACGTCTGCTCCGACTGTGGGAACAGATACCGCTCCCTCACCATCTGGAACGCCTCGTCCGGCTGCAGCCCGCTCTGCTCGAGCTCGTCCACTTCGCGGTAGGTCTGCTCCGCCGCGTCCTTCAGCGCCTTGTTCAGCGTCCCCGCGTCCCGCAACTGGCGGAACCGCGTCGGCTGGTGCTCCTTCCAGTGCGCCCTGGCTTGGCTGATCCAGTTCTGAAGGTTCATCGAGCGTCTCCGCTCCCGGGAGTGGCGGCCGCGCGATCACGGCCTTGAGCTCCTCTATAACACGCTGCTTTTCCTCTTGCGACCGGTCGCGTTTCGTCCACGTGACGGCGCGATCGACGGCGGCGCGCAGCGTGCCTGCGAAGTCGGCGGCCGACAGGTCGACCGGCGCCCACTGGTTCATGGCGCGAGTGACGTCCCGATCGGCGCCAACGCCGACGCGGAACATGATTGAAATGCCGCTCGGCGTGGTCGGCACGGTGCCGCGCAACGCCGAGCCGGCGATGTGCACGTAGATCCTGGCGTCGCTGTCGGGGTGCCATAGGTTCAGCGAGACGTCACCCGACGCTGCAACGCCCGACTCGTTCTTGTTCACCGCCTTGCGCGGGCGCCCCTTGGTGTCGTCCGGCGGCGTGAAACCTTCCTGCTGAAGGATGTCGGCGACCGCGCGCAGATAGCCCATCGCGTCCTTGATGAAGTTGTCCTTCACCCCACCCTTGATCCCGAAGTCGGTTTCCTCGCCCTCGCCGGCCCAACCGTCGATGTGCTCAACCCCGAAATCCTGAATGAGCGTGCGGTCACCGGCGGTGCCGGCCTTGGGGGTGCGCTTTTTGGGCTTGGCGATCTCCTGGCCGAGTGCCGCCGCCGCCTCTGCCGGCAGCACCTTGTTGAGCTCGGCGTGCTGGCGCGCCGATGCCTCCACCGGCGTCATGCCCTTGGTATCGAGCCCGGGATAGTTGCGGGCGCCCTCCCAGAACGACAGCAAAAACGGCTTCACGCCGTCACCGAAGTCGCCGATCATGGCTTTGGCATAGTCGCCGAAGTCGCGCACGCCCGCCTCGATGTACGCGCCAGCGATCGTCATACCGTCGATTAGCACTTCCGGGTCGATGCCGGAATTAAGCTGGTTCATCTTGGACCGCAGCCGCGCTCGGGCCGCCTCGACCTTGTCGGCCGTGAACAGCTTGTTCTTGGCGAACCGATCCGTGGAGGCGGGCACCGTAGCCTCTGCCGGCGGCATGGCTGCTTCCAGGGCGGTCTTGCTCGTCGCCGGCGCCGCCTTCTTGCGCTCGGGCTTCACCGGTTTCGGTGTCTCGACTTTGGTCGCTGCAGCAACGGGCGCCGGCTCGAACCGCAAGCCCGCCTTTACCTCGTCATTCAGCTCTTTGAACGTGAGCACCAACGGGAGGGCCTCGGCAGAGCCGTACCCCTGCTTGAGCAGCGTGACGGTGCCCTTGGCATCAATGCCGTCCACCACAAACGTGGAGCCGGCCTGCAAGTCCTTGCCGTCGCCGGTGGTGCGGACTGGCCCAGACGTCCAGTTGCCGAGCAGCTGGCGGATCGCAAAGTGCAGACCGCTTTCGTCGGCGCCCTGCTCAAATGCAGGCGCCGACTTGGTCGGAGCCTTCGAAAGCCGAGGAACTACACGGGGCTGGTAGTCCAGTTCCTTGCTGAGGCGCTGATACTGGGCAATGAAGAAGGCGTACGAGAAACCTTCGGGCGTCAGCGAGCGAGCAGCCTTGTCCTCGGGGTTATCGCCCCGCAGCTTGTTCTGCATCTTCGATCCTTCGACTGGCTCGACGGATGCAGTCGGCAAGTCGGTGTCGAAGTCTCCCCACAACTGCGTCTTCTTGGTGTAGGCGTCGCCGAAGTTGTTAGGATTGAAGATCATCAACGGCTTGGGCATGCCGCTCATCCGGGGCAGCCGGCCGATCGGGTTCTCCATCACGTGGAAAAGCGGTTTGGACAGGTCAGCGTAAAGCTCGGTGGCGTGCACCATCCAGGTGTTCGCCTCGACGGGGCTGTCAAACAGTTGAGCGGCCTTGGGACCAAAGAGCTTGGCGACCATCGCGCTGTCATTGACGTCGTGTCGGCTTTCCCACCAACGTGCGCCGGAGCTCGCAAATGTCGTGCACGGCGTAGCGGATAGCAGCCCGACGATCTTCTCGACGCCGGCGGCGCGCATCTGCTCCATGACCCAATCTGGCGAGTCGTAGAAGATGTCATCGCCGTGCTTCGTGTCGAAGCGCAGCACTGTGTAGCCGGCATCGGCGAACGGCTGTGACCACCGGCCGCTTGCGTCGAACAATGAGATGATGCCCTCTTTCGAGTGGTCCTCTTCGCGGCCAATGCGATGTGCCTCGGCCTTCCACTCGGCCAACCTTGCCGCCGCCTCGCTCTGTGGGATGAACTCCTTGACAGCCGAAATATCCTTCGTCGTGGCGGGCACCGGGAACCACGGACTGGTGAGGTCCACTGGCCTGACGTTCTCCGGCTTCGGCTCCATCGGCGCCTTCGTATCGACGCCGACCTCTCGGGCGGCAGCAAGAGTGGCAGGCGCCTCGTCGCGATCGTCCGGGAATGCCTTGTCTGCGTAGAACGCCTCATCGGTTGGCGCGACTGGTGCGTCGGCACGCTCCGAAAACTGTCGGGTCGGGTCACCTTCCTCGAGCCAGCGCTTGAAATCGCCCAACGTCGTCTCGGTGATGCTCCCGAGGCCGTTCCAGCCCTTGGCGTAGTTGGCGAGATATCCGCGCTTGGCCTGCGGCAGCTCGCTATATCCGAGCATCACCTTGTGCTCGTCGAACTTCCCATCCACGACCTGGTCGACCACGAACACGGGCGACTCGTCGTTGAGCTCGGTGGTGGCCTTCTTGATGAAGACGTCGATGTGGTCCTTGTCCTTGCCGACGGTGCCCCGGATATAGCCATAGTGGCTCTTCATGGTCACCGACCACGCTTTGCCGCCCTTGTCGACGCCGCTGCGCTCCGAGCCGGCCGGGTTCTCGATCGACAGATCCAGCCCGCCGATCTTCACATGCCCCTTCTGGTAGTTGCCGGCCTCCTTCTGGGCCTGTGTCGGCTGCGCTAGGTCGTTGTTTGGAGAGGTCGCTGCAACATGAGCCGCAGCGTCAACATCGACGGGCGTCGGCTTCGCCTCCTGCTGCTCGCGCCACTTCCGCCCCGCTTCGAGGGTTTCGGCGGCCTGCTCGCGATCGTCGGGGAAGGTCGACGCCTCCCACAAGTCCGCGTCTGACGGCACTGCGGGCGCGACATCCATCTCGGGCTGATCGAGCAGGTCGGGCTCGGCGTCGAGGCGCTTGCGCTCTTCCTTCCACGCCCGGAGCTTATCGGCGTTGATGCCGTGCATGTTGCCCGGCAAATCGCCCTTCAACGCCTTGCTGGCTCGCTCGACACGGTAGCGATAATCGTCAGCGATCTCGCCGATGCGTTTGCGCGGCACACCCAATTGGTCGGCAATGCGGTTGCCGGCATCAGACACGAGCTCGCGCATCTGCAAGCCCGAGGCGCCGGCGAGGCGCTTCTGCTGCCACCGATCCTTTCCCAGGTCGTACAGTTCGGCCAGGGTGGTGTCCGGCATCACCATCGTCTTGCCGTTCACCTCGCGCGCCTTCGCGGGGTCGACCTTGGGTTTGCTCCGCTCGATTGGCGGATTTTCGCGGCGTTCGAGATCGTCGAGCAAGGTCTGCGTCAGGCGCGCCACGTGAAGCTTGTCGGCGGGGACCTGGAGCACGACACCGTTGTCGTCGGCGACGATGGCCTCGAGGCGCTTGCCGCCGTTGCCGTCATCCTCGTGGACATAGCTGTCGACCGTCGCGGCGAAGCGCGGCCCCAACGCCTCGTCCTCGACGAGCACGCGCTTGCCCGGTTCCGGGAAGCCCAGATACATCGCCGGCATCGACGGCATATCGGTTTCGGGCGGGATTGTGACGGTGCTGCCGGACTTTGGCGCAACTTCCTCAACCGATGCGAAATCGAGCGACGTTGCCTGCGTTTCCGAAAGCCCCTGCTCTAGCGACGTCTGCAGCGGCCCCTTCTTGGGAGCTACCGGCGCGGCAACGGGCGACGGCACAGCAGAGCTCTGCTCGATAGCGTTAGCCGGATCGGCTTGGCTGAAAGCGCCGCCCGCACCACCGAAGGCACCGCCCATGGCGGCGCCGACCGCAGCGCCGCCGAGAGCGGCGTCGGCGACCCCCTCGCCGAGACTCTGGGAGGGATCGACGGTGTCGCGAAGGGCGATGTTCTGGGCGAACTGCCCGGCGGCCGACTGTGGCGCCTCCTCGAGCACGCCCTCGGCCACCATGCCGCGAGCGATGCCGGACGCGATGCGCTTGCCGATCGAGCCCTCGATGCCCTCGCCCACGATGCGCGCGAGCGCCTTGTCGCCGAAGCCACCAAAAATGCCGGTTGCGACGCCGCCGATCAGGAAGGCCTGCGTCGCGGCGTCGTTGGTCACCGCATTGATGGCCTCGTCCGGCGTCATGCCCTGCGCGATGAGGGTTTGCACCGCCCCGCTGGAGAGCAGCTGCGGGCGCGGAATAGCCTCGATCGCGGCACGGACGCCGCGCGCGGTGTCGGCGCCGCCCATGCCGCCCTCGAGCACCGCACCGCTGAGGAGTGCCGACCGGGCCGCGGTCGCAGCAGCGACGTTCCGCGGCAATCCGCTCGCCATCGCGCCGATGAACGCGCCGCGGGCAAGGAACATCGCCGGCGCCATGGTGGCGACCGTACCGGGGAGCGATTCGACCACGCCGGCAAAGTATGCGCGCGGGTCCATCCAGGCGTCGCCCAGCGTAGCCTTATCCTCGTTCCACCACGCCTTGTCGCGCGCCGCGCGGGTTTCGGGGGTGAGGGTGGCGGCATCCTTGGCGTATAGATCAGCGTAACGATCCTCGCTCGGCTTCCCGTAAATCCACTTGTCGATGTTATCGCCAGCCGCGACGAGGCCGGGCCCGACCACCGGGATCTGGTTGACCATCTCGCGCATGCTGGCTTCAACGCCAACCTGCCCCATGCCGAGCAGGCGCCAGGTGTCGCCGAGGATGTCCTTCGACCCGTTCTTGGACTGCCAGTCGGTTTGCCACTGCTCGAGCTGGTCGGAGGGAATGGTCTCGTATCGACCCGGACTGCCGGCGTTGAGCTGTTGCGCGAGGCCTTTGGTCTTTGCATCCGCGACGTCGGCGGCATACTTGGCCTGCTGCTGGTGCAGCTGCTCGGCGTAGGCGTTTGCGGCTTCCACCGAACCAAACTTGCCGAGGAACTGCCCGGTCTTGTGGTAGAGCGCGATGGCGTCCTCGTCGCTCAGTACCTGGCCGGTGGGCGACACGGTCGGGATCAGGATCTCGGCGCCGTCCTCCTCAAACGACATGCTGCGAACGGTGCTGACGGAACCGTCGCTGTTCTGCACGATCGGCCGCTTGGTGAGATCGATGTTGCCGGGCTCGAGCAGGTCGGCCGTCGCGTCACGCTGGTTAGACTGGGGGTAGAGCCCCATCGGGTCGCTCGGCTTGAACGACGAGTCGACCACGATCGTGTCGCCGCTGCCGCCGGCGCCGCCCTTACGTGCAGCCCACGCCTTGAAGTCGCCCACCGTCATGTCAGCGAGGAACGGATTGGCGGCGATGACGTCGCCTCCGACGATCGAGCGCATAGCGGTGCTGTCCGGCGCCTTGAGCGCGGTGCTGGCGCCGCCGGCGCCGAGGAAGTGCGCGGCGTACAGCGAACCGTTGTCGACGGCGATGCCGGCACTGCGCAGCACGCCAGCATTGTCCTCGGTGAACGCGCGCATGGCGCGCTCGGCCTGGTCCGGATCGGTACGACCATCCGCCGTCAGCCCGAGCTCGGGATGCGACTTCATCAGCCCACGCCACGTCGAATCGAGGAACTGGTACGCGCCGAGCGCGCTCGAGCTCGGGTTCTGGGCGGTATTGCTGCCGCCGCTTTCGCTGGTCCTGGTCGACGCGTAGTAGCTGTCAGGCACCGTGCCGCCACCCGTCTTGGGCTTGGGCGTGGTTTTGAAGAGGCCGAGAGGATCCTTGGAGCCGAAATCGGTCGGTGCCGCCATGACGTGCCGTCCTCATGCTGGGAGGGTGCCTGCACGTCATGCGCAAGGGTGCTTCGCTTATAGGCGGTTCGCGGAATTGCCGAAAGGCCGTTTCCGGGTTACAAGATCGGCGTCGCGCATGATGTTCGACACTCCCCCTCGGAGCCACATCATGCCTTTGCGACCGTTCTCCTCCGGTACCGTAGCCCGCGCCGCGTACGCGCCGCCGCCGTCGAACTTCATTGACGCCCGAGTGCTGGGTGTTGCGACGGCAGAGCGGCACACTCTTCCCACCGGTGCCAAGAAGGTGATCTTCTCGGCGGACACTAATTTCTACGCGCTGTTCGGGGACTCGACCGTCGTTGCCGCGATCCCCGCTGCTGATGTGGTCAATGGATCGGCCCCGGAACTGAACCCCGAGAGCCGCGAGATCCCCGACGGCGTCACGCATGTCAGCTTGATCTCGCCGGCCGCCGGCATCGTCACGTTGAGCTTTTACGGCGAATGACGTTCGTCCGGCGCCCACGTGCGAAGGGGGCCTTCAGCCCACGCTTCCCCCGTCTCACCCAACCAGAGGGCGCGGGGGCCTCGGCCTACGCCAGCCACCCCGCACCAGCGGGCTTCTACTGGGATTTCGTCACCTACCTCGGTGTGCGCGTCACCTACCTCAACGCCCCCGTCGTCGCACTTGTGAAGGTCTGAGCCATGGTCGAACTATTCTCTGCCCTCAATCGCCTCAGCCTTCGCTTTGCCACCCACGGCGATAGCCTCGTCAACAATGGGCTGCCCTACACCAACGGGATTCACCAGGACATCAGCCAGAACGGCTGGTTCGGCTGGGCCGATGCAATGTCGGGCGGTCGCCTGAACCTCGTCTACAACGGTGGCGTCGGGG